TCGTTAGTGTCTTGACGTTGGTTCCCGGCGCTTCGCTGCGAGGAGTAAAGGTGTTGGTTGCCTTAACCATGCCGCATGCTGGGAAAAACGTATCGGCCCAAGCCGGTTCGGTCGCCGTGCCGTCCCACACCAAGTCGGTCTTGAACGTGATTCGGCCTTTATGGCCAGCACTGGCAGAAGGTAGGTGGCCGAACGAGCCCTGTCCTTCACGAGGCGTCTTTTCGATCTCCTGCTGGATTGTCACCTCGTAGCAGTTGAACGCTGCATCAGACGCCGTCAGCGACTCGGCTGTGCCTGGTGTCGTCTCGATCTTTGCCGCTAGAATTCGTTTGCGTTTGAGCAGTGTCATTTAGGCTCCCCTTGATGCTTTGAGTTTGATAATTCCTTTTTTCTCCAGCAGGATCGCTCGGACTCTGCGTTTGATTTCAATCGGCAACCGCTCTTCGGCGATTTTTTTAGCTGTAGGCAGCGCTTGAATCGTGTCGTAGTAATAGCCAGGAGCCGGACCCTTGACTCTGCGTATGGGGTACGGTTTATTGCCTTCGCGACGATAAACGTGATTGTTGCGTTTTGGCACCATGAACAAGTCTGTCGCCTTTCTTAGGAAAAACTTGTTCAACTTGTACTTTACGCCTGCGTTGCGTTTTTCGCCTTTAATTGTGCGAACGTAAGGCCGAGCGTCAAAGTATTTGAGCGGGAACGGATAGCCCTCGGTAAAGCCAATGCGAGCCTCGAGCTTTTCCGTGCTTGCCATCGACTTGGCCTTGAGGACCTTCTTTAGCGTTTGATTTTTCTTCAACTCAGGCGGCGGAAAGTTGTTTTTGAGCGTCATCACCTTCCCAAGACGCTTGGCAATTTGAACCCGAATCGTTTTTGAGGTTTTGTTAATAGCTGCCCGAAGGTGGCGTGGTAAAGCCTTCTCGAAATCGTTTGCAGCAACGTACAAATCTCGCATTGATTGTTTGTCGATTGTTACTTGAAGCATCGCTTAAATCCTCGACACAAAAGGCGAGTACTCCGAAACGCGATACAGCACACGAATCGGTACGTTGACGCCGTCAGGACCGCCGTCAAACGAAACGTACTCAATTTTTGCCATCTCAGTATTGATCGCCAGTCCGCCCCAGTTGTGCCAGGTGCTATTAGGTGTCGTGATCGCTTTGAGGATGTCGGCTGCTGCTTGATTTACTGCGTCCTCGCCGCTGTTCTCGTCCGGCATTAAGTGGCACCGGATGTTCCAGGTTTGCGTTCGTGCAATTCCAGGCGGGTTGCCTGGTATGTCCATTTCCGGTGTTCGCTCGTCGTCGCCTTGAACAACCAAGATCTGGCGGTCGCGGGGCGTAAATTCTCCGATACGTGTCGGAGAAATAACCTCGATAATCCCGATCTCGTAGTCGTCGTTGTCAACCATCAACGCAAGGCGATCGACGATCGCTTCGTGTATTTGATCGGCAATAGCTAGCGGCATTCGAGTACCAACATCCCTTCGTCATGAGACATGAGGCGAACGATACTGCGTCGCTCAACTGCTTTACCGACTCGAACAGCAAAGGCAAGCATGTCGCCACCGATGTTCAGTTCGTCGCTGGCGATGCCAGTAGAGGCATCGTTGGCAACGTGGACCTCGAAGACAGGAGTGATTGTGTCGCCGTCTTCGGGGTTGATCGCAAAGGCTTCACGCATGACGACGGCGTTGATGGTTCGCGAAAGTCCGTTGCGCTTGTAATACACAACGGACTCCGCGAAGTCATCAGGATTGCAAAACACACTGGCCGCATCACTGCGGATTGCGTCATGCAGAGTCATCAAAACTAGCCTCTCTTGCAGACGATCTTGACATAATCGACAACAACGCCGTTAACGTTGGTATTTGCTGCCTTTTGAATTTGAATCAAGGGCTGCAATCCGCTGCTGTAGTTACTCATATCAAAAGTCGTTGAGCTTGCGACTCGCTGACCATCGATATAGAACTTGACGTTGGACTTGCCCCCTGTGAAGTCGATCACGAACTCTTTGGAGGTTGTTCCGAGCGTGACGCCTGACGATTTGTCGTCGTTGTCGTTCACGCCGTCGTCAGTCTCGCAATATACCAGCGTTGTCGAGTTTGCACCCTCCATGCGGAACCACGCATTGGCTGTCACGCTGTCGGCAGTGTCGTTTCGAGCAGAGGCAACGCCAAAGCAAAGAATCGATCCGCTCGTCATTGTTGATGCATTGATCTTGACTCGCATCTCAACCCGATGAAGATCGTCGATGTCAAAATCGAGCGCATCGCCAAAGTACAAGCAGACATTCTCCACTTCATTGGTTGCTGCCAGAGTCAGCGTTGCGTCGCTGGTGCCCTTCGTGTACACCGGAGTACCGGCAGCCGAAGTATCTGCGACCATCCAAGGAGTCGCAGGATCCGCCGACGTCGGGAACGTCGCAACGGCTCCATTGAAGTCCTCTCTGTAGATTTCAAAATCTCGTACATCAGAATTCATTTGAGATCACCTCTCTTGATTGTTGTTTGAAATGGTTAGTTGTCTTACTAGCGGTTTCCGAAGAATCCGCGATGATCAATGATTGCGGCTGCGAACGACTGACGCACTTTGTAGACGTAGGTGTCTTTCGACATGATCCAGTCGTTTTCGAGCACCGGAGATTCCTCACCTTGCAGGAAGGTGATTTCGGCTGTATCGATTTGTGCATTGTCTGCGATCGCGTACCAGTTGGTAGCACTGTTCGCGTCTAGCAGAGCGGTAGTCACAACCTGTAACGGTCGCACACCATTCACTCCGTAGATGTTGACAACCCCGCTGTTGCCATTGCTGACTGCATAGGATTGGCTGTTCACCAGTTCCAAGGCAGTGCCGCTGTACTTGAGCGGAACGAGCAACGTTCTCGGCACAAGATTAAGGAACACGTCGCTGGACAAACCTTTCTGCTTGCCCATCAACTCAAACGCCTCGTTGAGAGTCGTTACGCCTGGAGCTGCGGCAGCGTTTGCGGTCACATTGCTTCCGCTCGGGCGCGAAGCGGAGAACAAACTGTAACTATCTGGCATCGTCGGATTGCTCAGCAATGCATCGTACACGGCCTTTTCTTGAGTTCTTCGAGCTGCGTTGCCGTGCATCGCTGGAATGCGGCTCAAGGCATCGAGGTCGTCGTTCACTACGGTTTCCCAAGTGATCGAGAACTCGGCACCATACTTTTCAATCTTGTAGGTACGCTTCAGGTCGGTAACAGCCTTTTCAGGATATTCCTTTCCTTCGGGGACCATTTCAAGATTTGGGGATTCTCCGAGTTGAACTCGATTGATGTTCTTGAAATCGCTCACGCTGGCCGCCTGCCGCGCCCAGAGGCTCCATGTGTACGGTGCCTCTTCATAGGCCGCTCGCAACGTTTTGTTTGCAGCGTCGAGCAAAAGATTTGCGAACGATCCGGTTGTGTGATAACCGGCGTCCTGACGACGAACGCGAAGACGATTCATCGCCGACTCGCTGCCCATTGCAATTCGAGCGACGTCGCCATCGCTGTATTTGTCAGGATCGAGACCCATTCGACGAACGCAGAGAGCTGCAAGCTTTCGCAATCCGATGTTTGCGAAGTCTTCCATCCCTTGAACACGATCGACCTTGGTTTGGCGAATTCCGCCGCTCTGGTAGCATCGCTGTACCAAGCCAGCAGATACCGCCGATTCAAACTTATCTTGCTCGCTTTCGGTGACGCGAACGTCGCCTCCAACATGCGCTCCAACTGGCTCCTGAGTTGCCATCTTTCTGATGATCCTTTCGCGAGCGATTTCCACAGAAACACCCTCATCGATGAGTTGCTCGGCAAAGCTTCGCTCGAGCTTCGCGAGTTTTACATCGGAGTAAATGGTTTTGCGTCGGAGCTGATCGGCAGCGAGTTGGCGGGCAACCTCGGCCTCAACCTTTTGCCCAACGTCTTCAACTGGCATGTCGGCTCGCACTGCTTCAGGAGCGGGCTCGTCCTTGGGTTCTTCTTTGGCGCCTGCCATCATTTCGACCTCTGGCATGTCGGGTGACTCGGACTCGCTAGCGGACGCCTTGCCCGCTAGAAACGTGATGATTGCTACTGGGTCGGTCATACCCTCAGGCACGCCGAGCTTCTGAACTGCGGCCTGCAATGCCTCGTCCATCCTCGCTACTCCTTCTCGGTCGTATGACCGTCTAACAGTGGAATTCGGATCTGCACCCGTTGCGCAGATCGATGCGTTATGCGGTTCCCATGCGGTGATGATTTCCGCTGGACCTTCGACGACCTCACCCCGTGCGGTGGGGTAGGTCTTCCCTTCTGGAGACAATTGGCGATCGATGACAATCGCATCAATCGAGAAGTCGTTGAGATGACCTTCGGCATAGCGAGTGGCGACGACTTGCGACTCGTCGTCGCTTGCAAACTCGGCGACTCCGACTAGCTGTCCATCCTCAATCGTGATATTGCGGATTGAGCCGAAGACGTTGCGGACGGTCTTGTCGTTGTGGCTGTCCACGATCGGCAATTGACGCTTGGCGTTACGGAATCGAACGCCATCCATCAGCAATACTTGCTTGATCCAGCCGCGTTGCTGGTCATAGATTTCGATCGGCGTTTCGGTCGCGATAACCGCCTTGCCGTCTTTGGGTGCGGCAAACAGGCGGGTGATTCGCTGAACCGACGCGAGGCGTGCTACCGATTTCTTTTCGTCGAGTTGCTTGCGTCGCTTAATGAGGTCTCCTTTGTTCACATTGCGGCCTCCGGTTCTACGGTGTCCACAGATCCATCCATCGCGTCAGTGACCAACGCATCGACGTTGTCGGGACTCATGCCGATTGACGATAGGAATACGCGAGCCTGAGTCTCTGACAGGGTGCCTGCGGCAAGCTCTTCCAGAGTCTTGAAAATGGCTTTTCGGTTGCGGTTGAACTGGAGGGTCGATAGACCCATCATCTCGCCGGTGCCGGAGGCTCGTTGCTCGACAGGTGCGGACTGCGCAGCTCCCTGCGAATCGCCTGCCGTTGTCTGTTGCGTTTGTGCAGCACTGATCGCTAGCTGCTGCTCCTCGGCAGTGACTAGACCCAGCTTTCGCCGCATTCGCTCTTCTTTGGCTCGCTGATAGAAGACGCTGCGGAAAGAACGGCCACGCGAACCAAGGACGTTTTGGTAGGTGTCGGTGAAGCTGTTGAGTGCCATCTCGCTAGCGGTCTGTTCGCTCTGCGGATCGACCCATTCCCATTCCGGAGTTTGCCACTCAACCGGAGCGAATCGGCGACGGTCGCTCAAAAGGTCCGTTGATGTGGCGAACCCTGGCAAAGCAGACAACGCCGCCGCATCGCTAAACGCATCCCAGACCGGTTGGCAGAGGTGCCGAATGAGGTATTGTTGCCAGCACCGGAACCGGCGTCGGTCTTCAAGTTGACTTGTGCGGCTTGAACTGTAGGACGTCTGGCTGTAGTCGCGAGCGACAACCTCGTAGGATAAGCCAGTGCCGACCGCGATCCCGCGGAGGATGAGCTGAATCCACGGTTCGGCACCGGCGTTGGGACGGCCAGGATTTAAGCCGACAACGTCTTCGCCAGGCTTCAACTCCATGATCATGCCAGGCTCAACGTATCGCTCGCGATTGCCTGCCGAGTCGGTGCCGCTGCCGCCGTCTGGATCGTAGAGATTGCCGATGGGAGTGTCGGTCTTAATCGCCACCGTGAAGCAAGACGCTACCGCCGAGGCTTGCAATTCGTTATCGACGTAGGTCCCAAGATCACGAATCCAAGACAACGCCGGAGCAAACCAAGTAACGCCGCGAGTCTGGCCGACTCGGTCACGGCGGAATAGGTGCATGATCTCGTTGGCCGGTATTCGCTCAGGTGTGCGGGTGAACGCATATGGCTGAAGCGGGTGATCTTTGTAAATCCAGTACGCTACTGGCTTTCCTAGGTCGTCCACCTCGACGCCACGAATGATGCGATTGCCGTTCTGTGCGGATAGCCGAGCGGCATAAGTGTCTTTGTCGCCCGCAAGACGGTCGGCCTCGATCAACTCCAAAGCGAGCGGGACAGGTCGCAGGATGCCGCGATAGATGTTGCTGGGTGTGCGGATGATCCGGACCAGAACTTCGCCTGCTTCTACGATCTCACGTTGTGCGGCGGCCTGCAATTCCTCAAAAGTGTATTGACCGTTGACATCGCAGACTTCGCACCACTCGAACCAGACCTTGTCCCGCACATCGTTGACGTTTTCAACGTCTTCGCCTTCTGGAGTCTCAAAGGTAGATTGCGCTCGAATCCCGCAACCAACCACGCTGGAAACGATCGTATCAACGACTCCCCAAGCGTAGGCATTATTGCGGACCATGTCCCGAGCCCATGCTCGAAGGCGATCCGCACCAAACGGCCCCAGCAATTCCATATCCGCTGGCTGATTGCGAGGAACTCGATTCGACGAGACCCGGGAGGGCTCGGCACCCTGATAGGAGCGGATGATTCGCCTGGCTTGCATCCGTCTCAATCCAGACATCGGAGAGACTGCCGAGACAATCGAATCGATTAGCTGGCCGATCATCTGCGGTGCCTCGTTAGCTTCCCGAGGCTGATACCGCCCGATCCGGTTTCACGCTGGACTTCAGTTTGAAGCATTCGACGCTGGTCGAACAATTGACCAAGATCGAGCCGTGTTACGGTTCGATTGCCGATGGAGTACGAAGTCGCACCGCCGGTAAGCAGTGCCTCGATTGCTGCGTCAATTTGTGCGAGAAGGCTTGCGGATGATGCCATGCGATCTAGTGTCGCACGGCATGCTTTGGTTGCTAGATACTTGTACTATCGCATTAGTACAGAAGTTGAAAATATCATCCTTGCTGTGCCCATGTGTTTCCGCACCAGTCGCATTTGCAATATCGAACCTTTCCGCGAGTGCAGTAGACTCGGCTGTAGTTCTTACCATGCGGTCGATAGTTCTGGCAGAGCGAACAACCTCTAGCCTCAAACTCTCTAGGCTTCGGCGTTTCGATGGTTTCGGTGGTTCCGATTTCCTTTTCGGGACGCTTCGCTTTCTTCATTTCTACCCTCTCCTCCGTGGTATCCAACCGCCAGGCCGCTGACGAAAGCGACCGTGCGGATTCCTGCGTTGTGGTTGCTGTGGTTGCTGCTTGGGTGCGTCTCGATCCACGATCCGAGGTGCGATCTCTTTTTCGCTCGGAGCGATCAGCTTGACGCCGCAGATCTCGCCAGCCGCTGCCGCTAGGTACGTTGCATCAAGCCAGTGATTGTTTTCGTTCTTGACGGTCCAGTACGTTTTGACGCCCTTGCCCTCCTTGAACTCAGACACCAGTTCCTCGGCGGTCAAGTGCATGGCGTAGCTCAGATGGCTTTTGCCGTGCATCGGATTGAACAGCGACAACGCACCACGTCGAAGCATGTTTTGATCATCGAACGTCGGGGATAGGAAGCGTTCATGGACAAACTGCTTCCAGTAGCTTGTGTCGAGCTCGTAGAGCCAAACGTCCGACGATGCCATGCGTTCTGCGTGCAAATGCTCGGAGGCAATCGTGCTTGCCGTATTCTGCTTGCGCTGTCGGTACGGATACTGACCCTTGGCAGGATGGTAGACGCCACGAACCTGCTTGGTGAACTCATAGATTGCCTGAGTAAAAGTTCCTGAGTCCACAAGCACGAAGTCTAGCTTTCGTTCGGTTCCGGTCGCGTCAACGTACTGCTTGACGTTTTGCAAATCCCGCCATTCAAGCAATGCTTTGTAGATCTGCGCCTCACTCGCTTCGTTGTCCATGTCGCTGTTGGTGTTGCTGACTTCAAGTACGCCGTAATCGACCACGCACCCACCAGCACCGCTCCACCATGCGGTTACAACCCAATGGCAACGGTACTTGCCGATGTCGATTCCTGCCGTGAGAGCCACCGAGCTAGCTGGAAGCTGCCGACGATCTAGACCGCTGATTCTTGACATGATGATGTCGGTCGTGATGCCAAGCCCAGCCGGTCCCGCTTCCGGTGGAGGATCGTTGTCGATCTCGGTCGCAACAGCCTTCGGTCCAACATCAGCGACACGATTGTAGTAGGCGTGAATTGCAGACAGTTCAAGCGGTTCGCCGTCTGCGTGCAGCTTCTTTGAGTAGCTGTTAGCGTTGGAGACCACACAACCGGCCTCGATGTCGTTCCGATTATCACGCCAAAACTGGAACGCAATCCGTGCGTCTGGATCATCGGTCGATCGGGTCTGACGCATCTGGATGTATTGCTGCACCAAATCCATACGATCAGGCTCGCGAAGCATCTTGCGGTATCGTTTGCCTCGCCAAGACGGCTTGACCTGCGGATCGGTGAATCGATAGGCGATGCACTTGCGATTCTGCACCGTGCAGAGCATGACTCTGGGTATTCGCTCGCTACTAGCTCCAAGACCAGCAACGTCCTTTTCCAAGATCTCTTCGTTCTTTTCGATCAACGCCTCGGATGCCGCTGCCTCACGGTCTTCTATGTCGTCGATAATTGCCAGCGTTGGCCGACAGTTTCTGAACTTCGTGCCGCGAACAGGTCCATCGATGCCAAGGCAGTAAAGCACTTGGCCGCTAGACGCTGGCTTGATCTCGTCCGGCCAGTCCGATAACTGCGAACGTGTAATCGTTGGGAATGCGATGTGATCGGCGGCGAGCTCGATATTGGTATTCACTCCACCAACCGTTTGCATGCGAGCCCGAGAGGACCAACCGCCAACCGCTTGCATCGGAACGCCGATTTCTGGGTAGTCGGAGATGAACAATTCATTCTGCTGGAGTTGCTCCTTAATCGCTTTCAGCTCCAGTTGAGCCTTGCCCTGCGACTTTCCGATGACGACAGGGAAGGTCGATAGGCCGCGAATCATCAGATACAACGCCGCATGCGTTGCAATCGTCGTCTTTCCTTCGCCGCGAGGTCCGGCTATTGCCTGGTCGCCTCCGTAGAGCGCGGCGTCGATGATTGAGTGAAGCATTGCTAGGCGGTCGTCGGTCCAGGCTTCGCCAAAGATGTCTGCAAAGTAGACGTTTAGCCATCGCTGCGGATCTCGCTCGGCATCGATTCGGCGTTCAATATCGAGCGAAATCGGTATAGCAAGATCACGCTCTGCGGCTCGCTTTCTTGCCATTAACTGGCGTTGTTTTAGCCGCTCGTCCCCCTTGACCGGATCCGCTGCCGATGCCGTTTTCGGATGCAAGACGAGCAAGCTCTGCAGCTGGGACAGATCGAGCGAGCTCAAGAAGTCGTAGTCGTTGCTCATTTTCTTTGACTTCCTTTTTTTGTTCGAGTTCCTCGCGTTTGACATCAAGAGCATCGGCCAACAACAAGACCTTGGCGGCGTCGATCGCAAGATCCGGATCGGCTAGAGCATTCATGAGTGCGGACTTTATTTTCGTCCTGTTGACATTCCACTTTTCTTTCAAGGCTCTCCCCACCAGTCGCACGTCGCTAACCGTCTGAAGTGCAAACAATTCACCCCTCCCTAAACTGCTAACACCCTAACTTTTTGTAAAGAAACGTGGCATTCGTCAAGCAAGCTGCCCTTTTGGCAGCCTATAGGGACCCATCTTTTTTTCTAATGCTGACGACCTTGTAGCAAAGATCAATGAATTCGACATCCGTCATCGTTCCCTTTGCTCGGTTTGCAGCCTTAGTTATCCATTGAAGATTAGACAAATTGTTTGTACCGCCTCTCGACAAAGGGATCTTGTGGTCTAGCTCAGCGTCCTGCGGCTGAAGCCGAACGCCAGTTAATGCACAGCAATAGCCCTGGATCTCTAGCAGTCGCTTGAGGTCTTTCGCCATCACACCTCCATCTCGCTTGCGAATGAACCCCAACTGCTCCTTAGCGTCAGTGGCATTCTTATAGCCCGCAATTCTGGCGGCTTCCTTTATGTGCTCCTGCACAGTCGTGCGAGTCACTCCGAATATTGCTGCAACTTTTCTTGAGTCTCCTCTTTGCTTGATCCATTGTTCCCAATACCGTTGTTGTGTTTCGCTACGAAACGTTT